GTGGCGTCGGTGGCGGCGTCGTGGACGAGCTGGCGCCAGGTCTTGAGGGTGGCGGCGTTGGTGTCGCGGACGCCACCGCCGAATCGGTTGGCGACCTTGGACCCTTGGGGGATGGGGGTGCCGTGGGCGCGGATGCCGATGCGGGTGGGGTGGTGGGTGGTGGTCACGTCGTGGGGTCCTTGTCTCCGGCGTGGTCGATGTCGAGGTGAGCGGCGGCGGTGCGCCAGCCGCGTGCGCGGTGGCCGCAGTGGTGGGGGCAGCGGGGGCCGAGGGTGATGTCGGCGAGCCAGTCGAGGAGGGATCTCACGCTCCCCACCCGGCCTGTGCGGTGAGGAGCTTGGCGAGCTGCCAGTCGACGGCGACGCTGGCTGCAGCGAGGACGGCGAGGAGCTCGAGTGGGCGGGTCATCGCTCGTCCACCTCCCGGACCTCGAGCAGCTCGTGGCCGCGGATCACCTCGGGGCCGTCGGAAAACGGGGAGGAGGTGACGGGGTTGCCGGCGCCGAGCTCGATGGCGTTGAGTGCGCCGGCTCGGCGGGTGTAGGTCTCGGTCCACCAGATGGTGCGGCCGTTGGCAGCGATGAACCGTGCGTGCCAGCCGGTTGGGGTGCGGACGACCTCGAAGCGGGGCAACTTCACGACGGCTCACCGCCCTCGCCGGATGTGGTTTTACGGGACCGAAAGACTCGATCTTAGGGCTTGCATAACGTACCGATACGCGGTACGTTACTCCCATGGAAACCACCACTGAGCAGAACAAGGCCCACCGCAACGACATCGCCTGGATGAAGACGAAGGGCAAGTCCTTCCACGTCAACGGCGAGCTGTACATCTCGGAGTACGTGAACCCCTGGAACGGCATGGCGATCCGCAAGTCGTGGCGCATGACCGGCCACGACTGGTTCATCTTCGACGCGGCCGGCGACATCGTCGGTCGGTCGCACTCGCTGACCTGGGCCAAGTACGACGCGGCGGCGGTCTGAGTGCCCCGCCCTCGGGGCGAGGTGCCCGCCGAGCAGCTTCGGGACCTGCGGCGGGCACGCGCGGCTTCTGAGCGGGCACAGGCCCGACTCCGGGCCGCCGTGGTGGCCGCCATAGCGGCGGGCGGGTCGTACACCGCCGTAGCCGAGGCCGCCGGCCTGGCGAAGTCGACGGTGCAGGTCTGGGTCAAGGACTGAGCGGTCACTGGTGCCTCCCCGGAGAGGGGCAGGCTGCCTCGACTGCGGCCAGGCAGTCCCGGCAGTGGCGCCCGCTGTCGGGCTCACAGGTGTGGAACCCGTAGCCCGACAGGATGATGTCGAATCCGCGCCGCTCGCGGCCCCCCTGGTAGGTGGCGCCACACGCGCGGCATTGGAGGACCAGCGGGTCCCAGCCGACGATCCCGTCGACCTTGCCGGGCAGGGTCGGCAGTTGGACGGGGCGCCGCTCGGGGCACTCATCGCAGTAGTAGCCGTGACCCTCGTCATCGCTGACGATGCAGACGTTCAGGCAGGCGCTCATCCGGCCACCTCCGTCCCGCAGATGAGGCACTCTCGGGTGTCGGACTCGGGTTGGTCCAGCCACTCATGCGGGCACTCGCCGTTCTCCAGGCCGGCAGCCATCTCGCGCAGCACGCAAGCGACCACCTCGGCCACCCGGGTCCCGGTCGTGAGCCACTGCGAGTCGCCACCCCAGGCGGGTGCCATGTCCTCGATGAATCGCCGGGCCGCAGTTCGGAGAGCTTCGGCCTGCGCGCTCATCGGCTCGACTCCTTCGTGGGCAAAGGACTCGTCGCGACCAGCTGCAGCGGGGGCCGCGGGTTGGCTGTGCGCGCCTGGTCGCGGCGGCGCTGCTCGGCGCGGCCGATGCGCTGGTCGAGCTCGTTGGCGGCGGCGTTGAGGACGTTGCGCTTGTGCCGGTCGCCCGGGGCGCCGTGCAGGGCGTGGGCGGTGGTGCGGAGGTGGGTGACGGACTCGGCGATGCCGGCAGCGCGGCCGGCGCGGAACGCGAGGAGGATGGCGATGGAGTTCACGCGGTCTCCTCCTCGACCAGCTCGGCGTCGAGGATCTCCCCGGTCTCGGTGTCGACGTTCACGTCGTCCCACGGGCGCCCGGTGGTGGCCGGCTGGGGCCGGGACCCCTCGGCGTGGGCACGGGCGACGGCGGCGGAGTCGGCGCGCGACTCGCTGCGGTACTCAGCGGAGGTGGGCACCCACTTCTGCAGCTGGCGGACCGCGGACTTGAGCCACATGGCGGCCTCGTTGGTCTTCCACGGGGAGTAGTCGGAGTCGGAGCCCTGGCTGCTGGACTTGATCTTGTTGATGGCAGCGCGGTTGAGGACTACGACCTTGCTGGTGGCGCCGTTAGTCATGGGCGCGTAGGCGTAGACGAGGCGGAGTTTGCCGCGGTCGCCGCGGTCCCAGTCGATGCGGTGGTGGGGGACGGTGTCGCGGCCGGGCTGGTAGTCGAACTCGTCGTGCTCGTAGACGCACTCGGCGACCACGGAGGCGACGGCGCCGGCGCGGTACATGAGCTCGATGTGGCCCTGGTAGCCGACGATCCCGAGCACCTCCAGGCGCCCCTTGACCTTGCGGGGGGTGAGGTAGAACTGCTCGGTGCCTGGCTCGAGGCCGAGGCGGGCGGCGTCCATGACGGCGGCGAGGAACACGCCGGGGTTGTTCGCAGCGGCGACCTCGAGGTCGGTTCGGCCGTCCTGCTGGCGCTTGCCCTTCTTGAGGGCTCCCTGTGCGAGGCGGACCCATGTGTCGGGCTTGACGTGGGAGGGCAGGACGGTGGTGAAGTCGCTGCTGTACTGCTTGATGAGCGCGGCCGGGGAGTCGTCGCGGCGGGCGACCTGGTTGCTGGCGGCTTCCTGAACGGTGGTCATGCTGACTTCTCCTTGAGGTTGGTCTGGTCGGCTCGGAACGGGGGCACGGAAACGAGGGAGACGCCGGAGCGGTTGGGCTGGCGGCGGTAGACGCGGACGCCGTCGGCTTCGGCGTAGCGGGCTTGGCCCATGGCGTCGAGGAGGGTGGCCTTGGCGGCGACGTGCTCGCCCTGGGCCTGCTCGGCGGTCTTCTTGCTGGTCTGGAACCAGTCGTGCAGTGCTGGGTCGATCTCGACGGTCTCGCCGTCTATGTCGGGGTGGAGCTTGCGGACGGCCTGGTAGGTGGCGTCGGAGCCGTCGATGTCCGGTGCGTCGCCGTCGAGGACGGTCTGCCAGAACGCTGCGCCTTGCTCGCGGAGCCACTCGGCCTCGCTGGCGCTGTAGGGGATGACGTACTCGCGGTAGTCGCTGCCGCCGATGAGGACGGCGAGGTGTGCGACCGGGAGCTCAAGGACGTCGAGGTACCAGAGCACCTGGCAGCGGTAGTAGGGCGGGATGTCCTCGGGGCCGCGGCCCCACTCGTGGGCGTCGAAGCTAGACGCGGTCTTGACCTCGAGGATGCCGAGAGGCTGAGTGTCCGCGGTGACGTCCTGGGTGGGCATGAGCATCCGGTCGACGTTGGCGAGCTGCCAGGTCCGCTCGTGGTGCTGAAACGTCCCGGCTTCCCAGCACCACAGCTCGGGGTGCTGGGAGGCGAAGTGGTCGCAGATGACGGGCTCGAGGATGGTTCCCCAGCGCATCCCGGCGTTCTCCTCTTGCTTCGGCAGGGTGCCGCGCTTGAGGTGCCAGAGGCTGAATCGGGACTGCCAGGGCGAGAGCCCGACGACGGCGGCGATCTCGGAGCCGCCGATCCCGTTGGCGCGGAGGGCGTCCCACTCGGGGGTGTTGGGTTCGTGCTGGCCGGTCTGGATGGCCTTCATGCGGATTCCTCTCGTGGCGCGCAGTGGGCGCAGAGGTGGTCGTCTTCGGTGGGTGATGAGTCGGTGTCGCGGCAGGTCTGCAGGCCGCACTCGGTGCACCGGTAGTCGCAGTCGGGGAGGGCGCGGAGGTGGGCGCTCATCCGCGGCCCGCCACCGCTCGTCCGTGATCGCGGCGTCGGTCGGCGAGGGTTTCGCCCCAGGCCATGAGTTCGGGGTCGTGGTAGTCGCTGTGTCCGGGGCCGATGCCGACCTCGAGCAGCGCGGCGAGTAGGTCGACGTGGTCGCAGGGGAGCGATGAGCAGGTCACAGGTCGCCCTCGGGACCGAAAGAGCGGATCTCGGTCTCGCGCTCGACCCGCCAGGTGGGGTGCGCGCGCGAGGTGTGTCGCTCGCCGTCGAATCGCACGCCGAGGTAGTGGCCGGGGAACGACACGAGCACCCCAGGTCGACCGTCGACCGTGATTCGATCGCCACGCTTGTAGGCCACGCCGTAGTAGCCGCGGACGTAGGCGGCGCTCATCCGGCCACCTCCGTGCCGCAGATGAGGCACTCTCGGGTGTCGGACTCGGGGCGGTCCAGCCACTCATGCGGGCACTCGCCGCCCTCTATGCCGGCAGCCATCTCGCGCAGCACGCAGGCGACCACCTCGGCCACTCGGGTCCCGGTCGTGAGCCACTGCGAGTCGCCACCCCATGCGGGTGCCATGTCCTCGACGAATCGCCGGGCCGCGGTGCGGAGGGCTTCGGCCTCCGCGAGACGCACCAGTGCCGCGTCGTTGGCGATGTTCTCGGCCAGTCGCAGCATGGTCACATTGCCCTGCTTGTCGGCGGTCTTCTGGATCACGCGGAGCGCCTTGGCGGTCCGGTCACTGTCGGCGCTCATCGGCTCGACTCCTTTGTGGGCGTGTGGCTCTGTTGCCGACTCCCGTAGGGCACCCCTGCCGCAGCGAACTCGGCAGCGATCCGGCGATCAGCCGCCCTGCAAAGCGCCCCCCAGGCAGCCAGCAACACGATCGCGGCGATGAGGGCCGCGTAGAGCAGCGCGATGACCACGACCCCGTCCCCCCACGTCATCGGGAAGACCTCGGGTCGTGCGTGCGGAACTCAAGGCGCGCCGCGGCGAGCTCGGCGATCTCCCGGGGCGTCACGCCGACACCTCCGCCAGCGCGTCCAGCAGGTTCACCGGCTCGAGCACCGTGGCGGTCGCGGACGTGAAGATCGTCAGCGCCAACCCGTCGTGCTCGAGCTCGTAGCGGCGGTGGTCGCCGGTCGGGTCCGAGGCGGTCCAGCCCCAGTCGGGGAACGCGCGGAGGATGGTGAGCGCGTCGTCGTGCTCGACGTGCCAGGTCAGCGTGAGCGGCCGCCAGGTCGAGGCGCGGGCCTGCACGTCGGGGGTGGGGAGGTCGGGGTGGGCGACGAGGAAGTCGCGGGCCGCGGAGAGGGAGGCAAGGGTGCGGGCGTGGTTCATGTCGTAGCCTTTCGGTGAAGTGTGCGGGCGGGCCGGCTGTGATGGGTGCGGCCCGTTCGTGCTGCTGGTACCGCCGCGACCGGGGCTGGTTCTCCGGCCGGACGCGACGGCGGTCTAAGACACCGCCTGCCACTCGGCGACGGGGTGCGCGTGGGTGTTGGCCTTCGTCGATGCGACGTAGCCGACCCGCCGGATCACGCCGGCCTTCGCGGCCGCGTTGAACCGGGCGCCCATCAGCGGGCCCGGCGCATCCGGCACCAGACCCCGGACGTCGTTCGCGCTGAACGGGCGACCCCGCCCGGCGACCTGTCGGATCGCGGCGTCGATGCGGGTCCGGTCGGTGTCCTTCGCCGACCCGGTCACCGCCACCAGCGCCCGGTCACGACGGCGGACCCCCGGGCAAGCACACAGCTCCGGGTGCTGAACGGCGGCGTACCCGTGGTGGCAGCGGTCGTCGCGGACCCGGAGCCAGGCGTCGAGGCTCATGACGCCGCCAGAGCCAGCCACGAGCGGACGTCGCCGCTCTTGACCTTGACGGTGCCGCTGCACATGTAAGCCTCAAGGGCGCCGGAGTCGATCGCCCGCCGGACGGTCTTGTCGGTGAGACCGGTGTTGTCGGCGACCTGCTCGACGGTGAGCATCCCGTCTGTCGGCAGCGCGGCGCCGACCTGCTCCCGGGGGCCGCGGCCCGTAGAGCGGCCACGGAGGAGCCCGTCGAGCTCGGTGTAGCGCCGTTCGGCGGCGCTGGCGAGACGGTGCGCGCGTCGCTCCTCCTCCTTCGCCGCCGCGAGCCGGCGTGCAGCCTCGATCCGGCGACGCTCGGCGGCACGCTCAGCCTTCTGCCTCGCGTCCGCCCGAGGACGCCGGGGTGACCCTGGCTCGCTGGTGGCGAGGCCGACGATCGCCCGGGCCTTCTGGACCACCGTCCGCGCAGCCGGCTCGCTCATGCGGAAGTTCAGCGTCAGCCGCTCGTCCGGCGAGTTCGCGTGGGTGAAGATCCACCGGTCGGTGCGCAGCTTCCGGTCCTCGTGATCAAGGCGGAAGTCCAGAGCCTCGAGCGTGTGCAGCGCGTCCTTGACGTGGTTCTTCATCGGGCACCCCGCGCGACGTTCCTGACCGCGGTGACGCCGGTCGGGTCCAGGCGGTACGTCGAGCGCAGCCACGCCTCGAGCTCGTCGAGTGAGTCGCCGGTGCGCTGGGCGATCAGCCGGCGCGCGGAGCCGAACGGCATCCCCGTCGCTGTGGCCAGGGCGCCGGCGAGCCTGTGTCGCATCGCCTTGCTCACCCGGATATCGGCCGGGCGTCCCGTGGTGCTGGTGGTGGGCTCGAGGCCCGGGGGTGGTCTCACTGGTCTTCCTCGCTTCCTACGCGGGTGAGGCCCGCGAGCCAGGCCTGCAGGTCGACCACCAGCACGCGGATCGCGCGTCCCACGCGGTAGGCGGGGAGTCGCTGCTTGTCGATGGCCTCGCGGATGGTGGTCTCGGACAGGTCGGTCATCGCGGCCGCGGTCTTCACGGAGACAGCGAGCGGCGCGGTCATCGGGCGCCCGCCAGCCGCTTGGCCGGGATGCCCGGCTCGATCGGCTTGCGGAGAGGGCCCTGCCAGATGAGCAGCGGGTCGAGACCGAGGGCGAGCGCCCAGGCGGTGAGTAGCCGGTCGCTGGCGGGCTTGTTGCCGTTCTCCACGTTCGAGAGGCCGGCGTCGGTGATCTGGACCCCCTGCTCTCGGATGCGCTCGGCGAGCTGCTCCTGGGTCAGGGTTGTGAGCTTGGTCCTGACCTCCTTGAGGCGGACCATCGGTCCAAGAGGTTCGGTTGTCGGCATGTGTCGATACTGAGCGACAAGTAACGACAAGTCAAGCCTGACAGGGCAACAAATTCGCCAACTTGTCGATCCACCTGCGGAAGCACAGCGGTGTAAGACGTTTCGACTGGTCCCCGAAGATCGGTAACTTGTCGTTACCTCACTGGACTTGTCACTACCTTTCTCGGCACGCTGCTCCCATGACAGAGAACGGCTGGCAAGCCATCGGACGCCTCGCCAAGGCGCGACGCGAGCGGCTCGGCCTGAACCAGGACGAGCTGGCGCAGTACGGCGGTCCCCGCGTAGCGACCGTCGGCAAGTTCGAGCGCGCGGCTCAGAGCAACTTCCCCCTGCGCACGCAGCACCAGCTCGAGCACGCACTGGGATGGACGCGCGGCACCATCGAGAACTTCGTCAGCGCCTGGGACGAGGAAGGGGCGGACAATGCCGACCTGGTCAAGCAGTGGCAGCACGATCTCGTCGACGACGACATCCCGGATATGGGCCGGCCGCTGGTCGATGAGACGGCGGCGCCGATGCGCGCCGCGATGGGCCCACTCGCAGGCTCCGTCCAGATGCTCGAATCCGTCCTGCGGCTGCTGCCCAATGCCCGCCTCGACGATGCAGTCCGCGACGCCCTCCTGGCGATCCTGCCCCACCTCGACACCGCCGGCGCGACACGCCTCGGCCGCGAGCTACGGCTCGCGTTCCCCCCGGAAGGAGGTGAGCACGGTGGCAAAGCCGCCCCCATGAACGCGGCCGCCGAGGACGACCTCTACGAGGACCTCGCGGCCTACCCCCAAGACGAGCACGGACGGGAAGTCCCGGACGGCAAGCACGGGGATCGATGAGTGTCGGTCCCTTTGCCTACGGTCACGCCCATGTCCCTGCCGCACCCGTGGCGGCGCCTCCGGGAGTCGTCGCACATCACACTCCGCTGGTTCTCGGGACCCGGGCGGCCGGGGTACGCCAGACACTCAACGCAGACGGTCTACCTGCGCGACGATCTCTCCCAGGCTGAGCGACGAGCGGTGCTGCTCCACGAGCTCGAGCACCTGGCTCACGGGCCCGCGGTCAAGGGTTACGTCGACCAGGACGAGATTCAGACCCAGGAGCGAGCCGCTCGGTGGCTGCTGCCGCTCGAGACCCTCGCCGACGCGATGGTCTGGGCCAACGACGAGCACGAGTTGGCCGACGAGCTCTGGGTGGACGTGGCCACGGTGCGCGCTCGACTCGCCTCGCTCACCGATCAGGAGACGCTCGCGCTGAATCAGCGGCTGGACGCTGCTGAGCGCTGCTACCCGGCGACCAGCTGAACGACTTTGGCTACATCGTTGGCTGTCAAAGGCCGGTTTTCACGCTCAGATGCAGGACATTAAAAGTCTCCTGCTCTGCCAATTGAGCTAGAGGCCCCAACCACGAAACCGCAGGTCAGCGCGGGTTCGCGGTATCATGCCATGTGGCTCAATGCGGCCCCGTAGGCTGCCACATTGGCTACACGACGATAGGAGTCTAGATGGGCGAGCGCAGGCTGCGCGGCGAGGGCGGCATCTACCAGCGTCACGACCACCCCTCGTGCCCTCCACTGGTCGCCGGCGAGCGTGCCGCGCACAACTGCCGGGGCCGTTGGGTCGGCGTCGTCGACCTGGGCCGGGTGAAGGGCAAGCGGGTCCGCAAGACAGTCACCGGCACGACGCTGCGAGAGGTCCAGCGCAAGTTCAAGGACCTCAAGAAGCGCACCGACTCAGGCGTCGATAGCGAGAACTGGACGGTCGAACGATGGATGGAGCACTGGCTTCGCACCCACGTCGAGGGCGAGCTGCGCGACACCACCGCCGCGATGTACCGGCGCAACGTGAAGCGCTGGATCATCCCCACCCTCGGCAAGACCCGACTGGACCGCCTGCGACCTGAGCAGATCGAGTCGCTGTACGCCGACATGCGAGACGAGGGCCTGTCGGACTCCAGCCGCCGGCAGGTCCACGCCATCCTGCGTCGCGCCCTCCGCATCGCCGAGGAGCAGCGGCGCATCGAGTGGAACCCGGCCGCCAAAGCGAAGGCGCCGGCGGTCGGGAAGAAGACCCACGGCAAGTTCACACTCGAGGAGGCACGCACCGTGCTGTCAGCGCTCGACCAGCACGACGTCCGGGCCTCGCGCTGGGCGTGCGCGATGCTGGCCGGACTGCGGCAGGGCGAGGCCCTGGGGCTTCGGTGGGAGGACGTGGCCTGGGACCAAGGAGAGTTCGGCTACCTGCTGGTCCAGCGCTCCGTGCAGCAGGTCCCGGGCAAGGGCCTGCAGGTCCTGCCACTCAAGTCGGAGGCCAGCTACCGAGGCGTCCCCATGGTCGAACCGGTGCGCATCCTGCTCGAGCGGGAGAAGCAGGCCGAGGGCTACATCTGGGGCGCCGGCGACAAACCGCGCGCGCCCCGCCCCGACTGGGCCGAGTGGAAGGCGCTGCTGAAGACGGCAGGCGCCCCGGATCGGCCTCTGCACGCTGCGCGAGCCACCACCGCGAGCCTGCTCATGGAGGCGGGCGTCTCGGAGAAGGTCATCGCCGAAATCATGGGGCACTCGCAGGTGCAGGTGACCCGCCGGCACTACCTGTCCGGCGACGACTCGATGCACTCGACCGCGATGGGGAGGCTCGGGGACCTCATCGGCTGGAAGCCGGCCGAGCTCGGCTAGCCAGCCCGCCGGTGTGCGCGTCTGGCGTCGCGGAGTCGCCGTAGCCGGTTGACCTCGCTGGGCATCGCCGCGAGGGCGTCGGGTCGGTCGAGGAGCGCGTCGACGACCTGGGCGAACCGGACCGGGGTCACGCCGAGCTGCTCGAGGGCGTGGGCGTCGCGAACGGCGGGGTAGCGGTAGTGCGTGGCTGCCAGCGCCAGTGCAGCCCTCTCGGTGTCGGTCATGGGCGGGACGCTGCCAGGGGCCACCGACAGCCTCCACGGCATCATCGTGGCCATGAGCGACGAGGAGCAGGACTGGTGGCGGACGCCGGTGGAGTACGGCGGGATGCAGCCGCTGTCGCCGCTGCGGATGAAGGAGCTCGCCGCCGGGCTGCTCGGGCGGCCGCAGCTGACCTCGGCGGGGGAGCGGGACATGGCGCGGGCGGTGCTGTGGCTGCTCGAGGAGGTTGCCAAGCTGCGTGGTCGGGTGGAAGGGATCTAGATGTCAATACGCATGTATTGACAAGTGTCGTGACGCGCGCGCACCCTTGAGGCTTCCCCACTTCTCGGAGACCCCACATGCGCCACCACCTTGCAGCCCTAGCCCGAGGCGCAGTCCTCACCGTGATCGGCTTGGTCCTCGCCTTCAGCTATGCAACCGCCGAGCCGTCGCGTGTGACTTCACCGCCTGATCCGGTGCAGTCGCTGATCACGGAGCACCGGTGCTTCCCCTCCCCCGGTCAGATCCCGTCCGGTGCGGTTGTCACCTTGCCTGGGCAGCGCCCTCGCCTGGTGCCGGCCGACGCGGGGTTCGGGATCTGGTTGGGCCCCGACGGGGAGCAGGACACGGGCGATGAGCGCGAGGGCGTGCTGCATGCCTTCTGCCCATGACCAGCCCACCCGAAAGCGAGCCCAACGTAATGACATCGACTAGCCTGGGCGGCGTGCCGAAGCCCAACATGGTGATGCGTTCCATCCGCGTCCCGTTGGCTCTATGGGAAGCCGCTAAGACCAAGGCGAGCGAGCGTGACGAGAACATCAGTGACGTCGTCCGCGAGGCCCTCGAGCGCTACGTGAAGAGCAAGCGATGAGTGCCGACCGGACCGCCGAGAAAGACGGGCCCTGCCCCTACGACGGGCAGAGCATCGCCTGGCACCAGCACGTGGCCGGTACGGACGGTGCGGGGATGCCTCGCACCAATGGGGAGTTCATCGGGTGTGACTTCGGTCGCGCCACTCCGGCCGGTCAGTAGGGCATGACGAAGCGCCCCCGGCGCCGCTACGTGAGCGGCGCCGGGGGCGCAGTCGTGCAAGGGGTCAGTAGGTGGCGGTGACCCCGTTGTGGTCGGACAGGTTGACGAAGACGTCGACGTCGTCGGCCCGGCGCTCCCGCAGGACGATGTCGATCGTCAGGCCGCCCGGCCCAGTCGGCAGGTCCGGGTGGCCCTCCCAGCACGACCTGAGCTCGGGGATGTTGAACAGGTGCTCGTTGGCGTCGAGGAGCACGATGCACTTCCGCCCGGCGGCGTGGTGGCCACGGACCCAGCCGCGGATCGCGTCGGTGCCCTGCTGGTGCGCCTGCCGGTTCGCGGGCGACCGCTTCGGGACGAGCAGGTGCGCGTCGAGGATGGCCTGCTCGGTGCCGTTGGGGCGCCGCCAGATCGACTCGGCGGCGAGCGTGGCCCTGGTGGTGCGGGTGCCCGGGACTAGGGTGATCCGCTTGACGCTGCGCAGCTCGGCCCACTTCGCGCGCACCCCGACGGGGAGGCCGCCGGCGCGCGGGGCGACGGCCCAGACGATGCCGGTGGCGGGGTAGTCGCGGCCGGCGCGCCGTCGCGCCCAGGGGTGCTTGATGACGGTCCCCGCGTTCTTGAGCGGCCCCAGCCCGGCCGGCCACTCCTGCAGCGCGAGCACGGTGGGGTTCTGGTCGAGCGCCCGGGCGAGCACCGAGCGGCACTGCCGCTGGTTCAGGGTGCGCTTGACGTTGAGCGTGACGGCGCGCACGACTCAGCTGCCGTCGGCGCCGGGGTCAGCTGCGAGCCAGGGCACGAACCGGCCCAGGAAGGCCTCGACGGCCGGGAGCGCCAGGACGCGGGTGACCGCGCCGGCGATGGCGAGCGCGCCGGCGACCGGGGGCAGGGTCTCGTCGACGCCGGCGGCTGTGATGAGCAGGGGCAGCATTGCGGCCAGGGCGACGATGACGGCGAAGGCGGTGCGGGCGGTGGCGCGCCAGGGGCGGGCGACCTGGGTGGGAGCGGACATGTCAGGCCTCCTCGGTCTCGTCGGCGAGCGCGGCCAGGTCGGCGCGCAGCTCCTCGAGCCCGACCTGCAGCGCCGCGACGTCCTCGGGGCTGGCGGTCTTGCGGGCCTTGAGGTCGTTGGCCTTCGTGACCGCGCGACCCAGGCGGGTCTTCACGTTCTTCTTGAACCCGGCGAGGCGGGCGTCGACCGCGGCGGCGACGTCGCTGGCGAGCGCCTCCTGGTCCTTCTTGGGCCACTCGGTGTAGGGCATGTCGTCCTCCTGGTTGTTGGGGAGCCCGTCTCGGACGTAGGTGTCCTTGAGGCGGCGGATCTCGTCGAGGCGTGCGACGGCGCGGTCGCCGGGGCACGACTTCCACGCGAAGGTGCGGTGGGGGTGGATCGGGGCGCCGCGGCGGACCCAGCCGGCGAGCTCGCGGGCGGCGAAGACCATGGCGGCGAGCTGCACCTGCGCATCGGTGACCTCGTCGTCGATGTTCTGCATCAGGGCGCAGGCGTACCCGGCGAGGTTGAGGTCGCGGGGGTAGCCGGGCACGGCCTTGTCGTTGACGGTGTGGGTGCCCTTGGTGCCGTAGTCCTGGCCCTGGAAGTAGCGGCCCTCGTTGGTGATGAGGTCCTGGTAGGACACCATCGCCGGGGTGCTGTAGCCGTAGCCCTCGATCTGCCGGGCACCGGCCGCGCCCTCGAGGACGGTGTCGGTGTCGGCGGTGACCGAGAGGTGCAGGAAGTGGTAGGCCGCGGGGGCCGCGGGCATGGGGTGGGTGCCGCGCCGACGGGTGTAGGCGCCGGCGCGCTCGGCCGCGGAGCCCCACTGGTCGCGCGTGAAGCACTCGACACCGGCAGCGCGCAGCTGCGTGATGACGGCGAGACGGTCGGGCATGGGTGCTCCTTCGGGAGAGGTCAGGTGGTGGCGCGCTTGATCCGGTGATAGTGCGAGTGCGCGGCCGACTCGGAGAGCCCGTGCAGCGCGCCGACCTGTTTGAACGTGCCGCGGCCGGCGTCGTAGTCGCGGACGATGGCGCGTGCGATTTCCTCGGGGACAGGCACTGGCTGCTGGGGCGTCAGCCCGTGGAACACCGCGCGGCCCTTGTTGACCATGTCGTGGATGTTGTCTGCGGCTGGTGCCGGTGGAGAGGTGGTCAGGGTTGAAGCACGGCGGGTTGTCGCAGGCGTGCATGACGACGTGGTCGTTCGGGATGGGGCCGACGAAGATGGAGTAGCTGAGTCGGTGCACCCTCCAGTTGGCGCCGTCCGCGGAGGTGTAGCCGTAGCCCTTGGGGCATCGGGCGCCTGTCCATTCCCAGCAGCCGTTCGGGGTGATCTCGCGGCGGCGCAGGAGGCGGTCGCGGTGGGATTCGCGGGGTCGTGGCGTGACGGCGCCGCTCTTGTAGGCGGCGGTCAGGTGGGCGTTTGCAGTAGCCCCGGGCATCGTGTGGTGCGGCGCAATCGGGTGTCAGGCATCCGGTCGGTGTCATGACACCTACTGTAGTCGGGTGTTATGACACCTGCTACCCTCGGTGTTATGACACCAACTGACCTGTTGCCCACGAGTGAGGTGACGGCATGAGCGCCTACGCGGCCGACGACCTACCCCTTGTCGACGTGGTGGGCGCCGAGAGCAATCGCCCGCGCGGCCACATAGCCCTCGGCGAGCCCGACAGTCAGGCAATCGCCGTGTTCACCGACATGGGCCGCCACCTGACCTTCTGGTCCTACCAGCGCGGCCAGTTCGACGCCGCTGGCGCCCGCAATCTCGCCCACGAGCTGACCCTCTGGGCCGACCGACAGGAGAACCGATGAACTGGCTTGCACAGGCCGCAGGAGCGATGGGCGACGAGAGCGCCCGCCGCCAGAAGATCATGACCCTCGGCGAACTGCGCGCGGCGCTCCAGATGCTGCCGCTCTCAACGCCCGTCACCGTCAACGGCCAGCCGCCCGCCTCGCTCGCCTCCTACCGGGGCATGTACGAGCGCCTGGCGATCGGCGCCAAGCGGCACCGCGACGACTACGAGACCCGCGTCAACAGGTACACCGCGCACCCCGACTACGACCCCGACCCGGCAGTCGCTGACGTGACCATCGCCGAGCCCGTAACGGCGGAGGAGATGGTCAAGGCACTCGACCTCGCCGACGGACTGGACTTCGGTGGCTACAAGGGCGGCGTCTTCGAGATGCACGCCGGGACGTGGATGCACGTCGCCGAGTCCGGTGACTGCGGCCTGGCGGTCTACGGCGTGCGGCTCGACGGTGGGACGGCGGTCATCGTGGCCGGTGAGTACGAGTGGTGATCCGCTCTTTCGGTCCCGAGGGAGGAAAGGTGTCATGACACGGAGTACCGTCCGCGACATGCCCAACGCACCGAAGACGCCGCTGCGGTCCTTCCGCATCCCTGACGAGGTGTACCGGGCCGCCCAGGAAAAGGCCAAGGCACGAGGTGAGTCGGTCAGTGACGTCGTGCGCGCCGCCCTCGAGCGCTACGCCAAGCGGAAGTAAGGCGGATGCCGCCCAGCCACCAGACGGCGCGGGCGAGGACGGTGCGGATCAGAGCTGTTCGGGGTTGAGGCCGCGGCAGTCGAGGGTCACGGCGCCGGCGTCGCCGACGGTGAACCCGGCGACGTACTCGCCCTCGCCGCAGGAGTAGGTGCCGGGGCGGGCGGTGCCGGGCGGGCCCGCGGGGCCCGGGTCGCCCTTCGGGCCAGCGGGCCCGGGTGGGCCGGGGACGGTGGAGGCGGCACCCTGGGGGCCGGCTGGGCCGCGGCAGGTCTCGAGGCCGAGCTCGTCGACGCACGAGAACCCGCGGGGGCCCTCGGCGCCAGGGCCGCCGTCGACACCGTCGCGGCCGTCCTTGCCGGGGTCCCCTGCCGTGCCGTCGCTGCCGTCGATCCCGAACCCGTCACGGCCAGCGGGTCCTGGGGGGCCCTGCGGCCCGGGCGGGCCCGGCACGAGGACCGGGTCGGCGCCGTCGTCGACGACCTCACGGGCGTCCGCCGCCCGGTCGCACAGCCCGATCTCGGCGAGCCGGTCGGCACGGTCGGTGTCGCGTTCGCACAGCTCGAGCAGCTGGTCGGTCAGCGGCCGGGCGGCGGCCTGCGCGTCGTCGCGCTCGAGGGCGCGCTGGCCAGCGAGGAACCAGCCGGTGACGAACCCGACGACGAGGGTGCCGAGCGCGAGGCCGAGGAACAGGCTGGCGAGGCGACGAGGCCGGGCGCGCAGGTCGCGACTCATGGCAGTGGGGGCCCTTCGTTGGGGTCGATCTGGTGGACGGCGAGGAGCATCAGCAGGCGGGCGTTCTCGCGGGCGAGCTTGGCGCGCTGCGCGGCGCCTTCCTGGGAGCCCTCGAACGCGGCGTCGCGCAGCGACTCGACCTCGGCGGTGAGCTTGGCGACGTCGTCCTTGAGCTCGGCGATCTGGGAGCGGTAGGTCTGGACGTCGATCTCGCGGTAGCGGCGGATCTCGCGCATACAGAGGAACGCGAAGAGCGCGAAGGCGGCGAGGAACCCGAGGGGGCCGTTTTGGTAGAGCGCGTCGGCGACGCTGCCCGGGTCACCTGCGGGAGTCATGGAGGGCCTCGTGCGGCGGGAAGGGGCGCATGGTGCGCGAGAGGATCGCGTGCCACACGATTCCGCCGACGGGCGCCAGGACGGCGTCGTACCCGGAGCCGCGCTCGAGGACGCCGCCGAGCATGGTGACCGAGACGCCGAAGTAGGTGCAGATCAGGAAGACGTGGGCGCACCAGACCCCGAAGTGCAGGCGGGCGATGACCATGGCCACGAACGTGGCGGCGCCTGCCATGAGGAAGAGCCCGAAGACGGTGAGGTTGAGGGCGCCGTGGCCGCGGAGCTCGAGGAGCACCCCGGGTTCCCCGGAGACGTAGGACAGGCCGCGGGTGAAGGTGAAGCCGATGAAGAGGATGGTCACGGCGAGGGTGATGCTGGCGGGGAGTGCTGGCGGGATGTAGCGGGCGCGCAGTGCCTTCGGCATCGGGGCCTCCAACGGGTTGCTCGTGGGGGTCGTGGTCGCTGTTCAGTTGTGGGCTTCACCCGGGCCGGGTTCAGGTGGTCGAGCTCGGCCCGGGTGGGCTGGTCATTCCTTGCCGTAGGGCTGGTTCCAGATCGAGCCGATCCCGACCTAATGCGCGGTCAGGGGACCTGGGTCCACTGTGTCGGTGGCGCCCACACGTTGCCGTCTACGTTCGACGTCCAGGTCTTCCCGTTGTGGGTCACCGTCGCGCCCTTGGCGTAGGCGTCGTGCGCGCCGGCCGGTTGCTTCCACGGGCTGGTGATGGCGGGGTCGCGAAACGTCTTCCACAGTGCCGGGGTGTCCTCGGGCGCCCAGTCGACCTGGGTGGTGTGGGCCTGGATCGCCTCGACGAGGGCGCCTTGGCGGTAGCGCAGATCCCCAGGGGCGACGGGCTCGCCCGGTGCCCACACGGGGAACGCGGGTGCGACCGCGACGGCCTCGGCCTCGGTGAGGTCCCCGGCCTCGGCGCGGGCACGCACGACCATCGCGGCGACCGCAATCACCGCCGCCTGGCTCTCGACCCGGGCCGGCGCCTGGATCGGGACGTGCGCGTCGATCGCGTCGTCGAGGATCATCTGCGTCACGGCGGGGTGGTCGCAGTGCACGACGGTCTCGGAGCCGACGCTGGTCTCGGTGGTGCGCGCAGACAGGCCGGGCGGTTCAGTGAGCCCAGCAGCGGTCGCGAGTTCGGCGGCGAGCTGCGTCAGGTCGATGTCGCGGTTGGTGGTGACGATGCTCATGCGGGCCACACCTCCATGATTGCGGGGCCGGGCGATGTGGCGGCGCCGCTGTAGTACCCCTCGCCTACCCATAAGGCAACTTGGGTGCTCGTGGATGAACGGTGCGCCCACGCATATGTGTAGGACTGTCCCGGCGTGAGGGATTCGATCTGGACCCGAGTGGACATTCGGGCGTAGTTCGAGGTTGTGGCCATCTGGCTGTTTGATTTGGGAACGTCTGTCGCGCCGTTCTTGAGGGACCAGAGTAGGTTGCCGCTCGAGGGACCCTGGCCCAGTGCCGTGAGTGCGACGATGACCTTGCCGCTGGCGGGCGCCACGAAAGTGACTGAAAGATTGGTGGCGTCGATGACGGTGGCCGTGCTGCCCGTGTAGGTGTAACTCGTGGCAGACTGCGAGGGGCCGTGGTACACCGTGCGGGCGAGGGCTGCACCCCCTCCGCCGCCACCTGCCGGCGTGGCGAGCGTCCCGTCGTCGCGGACGAACTTGCTGCCGTCAGGGGTGCCGGACGCGATGCGGGCGATATCGAGGCGCCCGCCCGTACCCAAGACGGGCACATCGCCGGATGCGGTGCCTGCGTTCTTGGTGGCGGCGGTGCCGAGCGAGGTCCACCCGGTCGCATAGTCGGTGGCGCTGGTCTTCTGGAGCACCTGGCCTGTGGCGCCACCCGTAGGGACGCCCTGACCGTTGCTGCCGTTGGTCCCGTTCGTGCCGTTCGTGCCGTTGGTGCCCTTCGCGGCGACCTTCGTCCACGTCGCACCCTCGGTCGGGGTCGTGCCCGTGGAGCCGGTCAGCGCGAACCACGTCTCGCCCGCGTGCGTGACGAGGCTGCCAGCAGCGTAGGTGGTGCCAGACGACCAGGCGCCACGGAAGGCGTTGTCGAACGTGCCAGGGTCGCCCTTCGGCCCCTCCATCACCAACACGCCACGCTGCACCCCAGGCTGCCGGATACGCACCGAAGCGCCGGGAGAAAGATCAACCACGACGACGCACCCTCCCGACCGCAAGCGCGCGATCCGTCGACCCGTTCGTGTACTGCAACCGGGCCTCGGTGCCTGACTTGATCGGTGCCGTCAGTGCCTTGTCGACGTCGAAACGAGCCACCGACCCCGTGATCGTCGCAGCCCACGACGTAGGCGACTCGCCCGCGAACACCATCGCCAGCGACGTCCCCGCGGGCCAGTCCGTCACCACCCCGGCGACCTCGTAGACCAGTTCGCAGACGAAGTCCGATCCCGCACTCAAGGTCACCCCCAAGTCGAGCGGGTCGCCGCCAAGATTCAAGCCCGCCATGTCAAACCCTTCATGCCGCATCTCCCTTGAATCTCGCGGCCTCGGCGTCACGCCTAGCCTTCTCTGCACGTTGGATCGCCCCGAAGGTGCGCGGGGCGAGGTCGATCGGGGTCAACGCCACCGAGTCGGCGCCGTCCTCGTACTCGGTGCGGCCGATCACCACATCGGCGGTGAGTCCGGCCTGCACGCGGCCCGTCATGTCGGCGACCGTGAACACCCGGAACATCTCGCCCGCCTTGACGTGGCCCAGGCGCACCGGAACGCCGCCCTCGGTCAGCAGCTCCCCGAACGCGGGCACGGCGGCCGACGTGTAGCCGTAGCGGGCGCCGATCAGGCCGAGCTCGGCGGTCGTGATCGCCTGCGGGGTGGACGACGAGGCGTAGAACCCGAGGTCGCGCAGGTCCAACGCCTGCTCGCGTCGCTTCGCACCAGTCTCCGCGCCACCCGCCTTCACGGTTGCCCACGCGGACGGGTTGCCCTCGGTGAGCGCGGAGACGTAGCGGCCGTACAGGTGGGTCACGTACTCGTCGTCGGCGACACCACGCAACGGCTCGGCATTGTTGAAGAACCAGCGGGGGGTCGTCGGGTCGGCGGCGACACGCAGGGTGCGGTCCTCGTCGACCCAGGCACGCTGGCCGATCGATGCCAGGTACTCCTCGAGGAGTGCCGCCACCTTGTTCAGCTCGACGGTCTGCTCGGCGGATGAGAACGGGGCTGCGGAGAGGGTGGCGGCGTTGACCCACGGCAGCCCCCGCACGATCGCCTCGTTGACGGCGGTCTGCGGGGTCGAGGTGGGGGTGAGTCCGTCCGCCGCGAGCGCCAGATACTCGCCGGCGAGCGTGTAGAACCCGCGGGCATGGATGCGCGCCGGCCCGTCGATTGTGGGCGGCTCGAACTCCTTGACGTACCCGGTCCAGATGCGCTTGGGGCCATCCCAGACTGCGAGGTCGGCGCCCTGGGAGAACGCGGCAGAGTAGGCGGTGGGGGCGATGTCGATCTGTGTCGACGCGGACTCGCAGCCGCCCGGCCAGGTCGTCGACCAGCGTCCCCCCGAGGTGTGCCCGATGTCGCCGAGCACGTAGTCGACGCCGCCCACGGTGGTCACGAACTCAGCCACGACGACCCCTCACTCGGCGGCGTTGGAGTGCCAACGCTTGTAGTAGGCGGTGAGGACTTCGGGCGCACCGGACAGGCCGGTGAGGACGTAGATCAGCATCTCGCCTGGCGTCATCAGGTGACGACCACGCGACTTCGGGACCACGGCGCGAGCGTCGGTGCGGTTCTCGTTGGTGCCCACGAGGATGCGCGGGTTCGGGTTCGTCGGCGCGGGGGCGTCGATCCACAGGTGGGAGGCGACGGACGCCGACGTGGTGCCGTGCCCGCAGTTCACCCAGGTCAGCGCCGAGTCCTGCAACGGGAACGCCAGCAGCTCGTCGAGGTTCGTGTCGCCGCCGCCGTTGACGGTGAAGCGGACCACGGCGGTCGAGTTGTCCCCGACGACAGTGGTGGGGAGGTTCAGGACGTCCATCGAGAACGCGTGGTATTCGTAGTCGGGCACCGACTGCGCGCCCTTGGTGATGGTCTCCACGGGGCCGACCGCGACGCCGCCGCTGAACAACTGGGCGGTGATCGTGGTCGCGGAGATCGTGGTGCCCGACCCTGCGCCATTGCGGGCGTACATGAGGATGGCGTGGGCGCCGGGCGTGAACATCGTGGCGGGCGCCTCGAACGTCGCCTGCGTGGACAGCCGCACCGCCTGGCCGCTGATCGACTTCGCGTCCGCCTGGAGGTTGCCGGTCTTGTTGAAGCGCCGCAGGTCAGGGCGGAAGAGACGGTCGGCGGGCGTCGTGTAGACCAGCACGTCACCGAGACCCTGCGCGCCCGAGACTGTGATCGCAGCCTCGGAGCGGGCCGAGCCGCCGATCTCGACAGTCTGCGCGCCCTGAGGAGACGACGACTGCGCCGAGTGGCCGATCGAGTCGAACCGGAAGACAGGGTTGGCCGGCTGGGCTCCTGCCGGCGCACCGAAGTACGTCGACAGGAACGGCAGGTGCAGCGCAGTGACGGTGCCCCACGAGGCGTCCATCGGCAGCGAGAACCGGATGAACCCAGCGTCGTCGACCGACGCTGCGACCGCTGACGCCTGGAAGCGGCCGAGGTTCGAGGTGGTGACCTCGGCGTAGCGGCCCGCGTTCGCGGCGTCCAGCGTCCACGGCGAGTCGACGCGCACCCGGAAGGACAGGTAGCCGCCTGCCGCCGCGGAGATCGACAGCCCCGCCTTCGAGGCGCCGGTCTGGTAGGTGGCGCTGTTGCCGAACGGGACCGAGACGCCGCCGCCGTACTTGTTCGGGGTGATGACCATCTTGACGGAGCCGGTGCCGGTGGCGAAGTTGCCGGCTGTCGAGTCCACCGTGAACGCCGCGGTGCCGCTGACGTTCTGGCCAGCCATCGACCAGCCAGTCGCCGACTCGCAGTCGTCATCGACGACCAGCGACTCCGACACGTACTGGCCGCCGATGAGCGTCACATCGGCCGACCGCGGGAACGGCAGACAGACGAGGCGGAGGCGGAAGGTCCGCCGCAGAAGCGTCTTGCCCTCTGCCTCTGCGGTGTCGTCGAAGAGCCAGTCCATGTTCGATGTCTCTACCTCGAACACCGTGGTCGGGCCGAACCCGTCTGCTGGCGTCCAGGCCAGTGTGTTGCGGCGGGTGAGCTGGAGGTTCAGCTCCCGCTCACCGGACGACAGGGCCCCCGAGTCGGGGCCGCTGATCGTCACCCGGAACCCGGCCTCCCGGTTCTCGTGATGAGTCGTCACCGTGGGCGATCCATCGGCCATCAGCGACGCGATCGACATCTCCACGGGCTGCGGGTTGCCGAACGTCATGTCCTCGCCGAGCACCGAGAACCGCCACTCGTTCGGCGGGAACTCGTCGTGCAGCTCGACGCCACCGAGAACCAGCGACGCGCTCACCGACGAGCCCCCGCAGCGGCGTCGTTGATGACCTTGCCGACACCCTCGGCGGTCTTCTTCGGACCCGTCTCGCTGGTGGCCTTCTCGAGGCGCTCCAGGCGGTTGTCGAACTGACGCATCAGCTTCGTGTGCTCCTTCAGCTCAGTGTTGGACTCACGGAACTCACGCACCGCCGACCGCATCTCGCGGGTCTGGTCACGGATCGCGGACTTGAACTCAGCGTCCGCAGCGAACGAGCCCGTCGAGCGCGCGGCCTGACGGTTCGCCTTGAACCGCTGCTCGTAGGCTTCGATCTCCTCGGGCGAGAGTGTCGCGAGGTACTGGGCCTGGGCTGTGTTCCCGCTGGTGGACAACTGCTGAAACAGAGCCCCGTCGAGACCGAGATCGGTCAGTTGAGCCAGCAACGCCTCGAACGCCTTGGCTGAGCGAGTCTGCTGGCCGGCGAGCCCGTACTGGGCCTGCACCTCGAGCGCGCCCAGCTGTGACGAGGACAGGCTGGCGAGGTAGGCACGCACCTGCTCCTCGGTCGACGCGTCCGACATGCCGTTGCGGTTGGCAAGGGATTCGACCGCCGCCATGTCGAGCTGCACGGCGCCCGTGCGAGCTGCCTCCAGCAGGTCGACGTTGGAGCCGAACGACTGCGTCCTGAAGTTTGCCGCCACCGCGTCACGGAACTCCTTGGACTGCGCGCGCAGATCCTTGAGCATGGCGCGCTGGGCCTTGGCCTGCTCCTTGGCGGCCTCGACCTCCTTGGCTAGGTGCTTCTCGCGGATTCGCAGCTCCGCGTTCGCAGCCTTGATCTGACGCTCCAGCGAATCGGTCAGCTTGCCGGTGTAGCGCATCATCCGCTGGATGAATGCCTCGGCGGACTCCCAGCCGCCACGGTCGGCGCGACCCGACACCACGCCACCCTGAGCGAAGTGCGCAACCCCACCGAGCAGGCTCACCGTCTCCGCTGCAATCGCTCTCGCCCGAGGTCTGCGCGAGTCGTTGGCGAGCGGGATGTACGCCTCGCCCTTGGTCTCAGGCTCGGCCCAGACACGGGTGACCCCGCCGCGGGCGATCTGCGGCTGGTGTCCGTTGGCGATGTCGCCGTTCGCGAAGTGCAGGATGTTGCCGCGGGCGGAGTCGATCTGCGGGCCCATCCCGCCGCCGTTGACCTTGCGGGTGGTGACCCAGATGTTCACGTACTCGTCGGGGATGTTCAGCTGGGCGCGGAGACGAGCCAGATCGGCCATCGCCTGCTCGACCTGGGCCTCGAGCCGGGTGACGTACTTGGGCTTGACGCCCCCGACCTCCTTGACGAAGTCCTTGACGGCCCCCTGCCCCTTGCGCCACGCCTCGTTCGCCCGGTCGATCTCGGCGTCGGTGGCGTTGGCGAGCTGCGCCATGCGCCGGGCGCCCTCCTTGCCGGCGTTCTGCAGGGCCTTGACGAGCCCCTCGTCGAGGCCCTTCTTGCCGGCCTCCCGGGCGTTGCGCTGGAAGTTGCGGAGGGCCTGGGCGTTCCGCTCCAGCTCGCTCAGCCAGTCGCCGAGCGACTTCTCGGAGTCGTTGAGGGAGTCGCCGAGGTTGACGAACGTGCCGGCGATGTCGCGGGCGGCCTGGCGGGACTCCTTGAGCTCCTGCCGGGCGGCTTGCAGCTTGCCGCGCAGGCTCTCGAGGTTGGCCGCGGCGCCGCCGATCTCGTCCGACATGTCGCCGGTCGCGTCGCCGTTGAGGCGGGCGCTGTTGGCCGCGTTCGCAAGACCGTCGGTGTAGCCCGGCAGCAGCGTGAGGAGCCGCTTCTGCTCGTCCGCCGTCAGCCCCTGGGCGACGGCGAGGGCACTGAAGGCCTCGCGGGCTGCGTCGGGGCCGCCCTGCGTGACGAGGTTGGTGAGCGCCTCGTCGAGGAGCTCGATCTCGACCCGTGCGTCGCCGAGACGCTGGCCCTCGAGCTGGCCGAGCGTCATCACCTTCAGGAGGCCGTCGCCGGCCTTCTCGAGCACGTTGGAGTCGGTCAGGCGGCCGATGCTGTCCCCGAGCTGGGTGAAGTCCTCGCCGAGGTTGGCGACCGAGCCGTCCTGAAGGTCCAGGAGGCGGGTCGTCAGCTCGTCGGCGGTGGGCAGGGCGTCACGCATGGCGCCCTCGAGCTGCTGGAGGCCCATGATCGCGATCTGGAGGACCGCCAGCCCGGCCGCGGCCTTCTGGATCTTCGTCATGCCGCGCGCGGCGGGGTCTGCGGCGGTCCCGACCTTGGCGAGCGAGTCGCTGGTCAGGTAGAGCCTGTCGCCGACGAACTTGAGGGCCGGGCTCAGGACGGAGGTGGCGCGGTTGAGCGCCACGAACGCTGCTGCGGCGGTGAGGATCGGGGTGCCGATCGGCGACGATGCGATGCCGGCGAAGGCGTCCGCGACGGCGGTCAGCGCAGGGACGACGATGGCGCCGACGGGGGCGGCAGCCTGCACCAGACCGGAGACGGCGTCGATCAGCGATCCGAGCAGGTCGACGACTGCGGGCCCGGACTCGCGCACGTAGTCGAGGAACGACTGGAACGAGTCGTTGGTCTCCAGGCCGCGCGACCACTCGGCGAACGCCTTGGTCATCGACTCGAGGCCGCCGGTGAAGTCGGAGGCGGCGGGGGAGAAGGCGACCATCATGTTCGCCAGGCCCTCGGTGACGTAGCCGATGGTGCGGCCCATCTCCATCAGCGCCGGCCCGGCCGTGTTCTCGATGTAGTCGAAGAAGGCCGCGAACCGGTCACCCGACAGGGCATCGCCGGCGTTCGCGGACATCTCGCCGAGGGCGCCCGCGATCTCCTGCACGATGGAGTTGACCTGCGGGCCCATGGTCAGCAGCGACTCGATCCCATCCTGCACACCGGGGAGCAGCCCGGCGCGCGCGATGTTCTGGATCTCCTTGAGCTGGGGGCCGATGCTGTCGAGGAAGAGCACGAAGTCGGCGCCAGCGGGACCGATCTTCGCGAACTCCTCGGTGAGCTTCTCGAGGTTCGCCTGGGTCGGCTCGAGCTGGTAGTCGTTGACGGCCCCCAGTGCGTCGCCGACACCCTGGAAGGCGAGCACCGCGACGCCGGCCGCGCCGGCGGCCGCGCCGAGCTGGGCGGCGAGTCCAGCGAGCACCGGGACGACAGCAGCGCCGATCGGCACCAGGGCGGGGCCGAGGGTCGCGGCGATGTCCGCGAACAGTCGCAGGCGGCCCGTGAGCTGGTTGATGCTGTCGCTGGCGGGCCGGGTGCTCTTGGTGAACACGTCCACGTCGCCCGCGGCCTTGCGGCTCGAGACGCCGACCCGCGCGTTGGTCCCGTCGAGGTCCTTGAGGGTGCGCTCGAAGGTCTTGGCCGCGACCGCGGCCTGGCCGATCTCGCGGCTGAACTTGTCCTCGAGCGAGAGCACCACACGCTCATGCCTTGTGACCACTCAGGGCACCGCCTTTCGCGGATCGCTACTCATAGACGGGTGGCGGCTTTACACTCGGGCGATGACTGACTCGATGCGTGAACCGCTAGGCGGGCTCGCCTTCGCCGCTGCCCTCGCCCTTGTCGGGCTTCTCCTGCGCCCGGCGGTCGAGGTCGTCGGCGCCGCGGTGCTATTCGCCGGCATCGTGGTCGCGTTGATCTCGCTCGTGCAGATCGCTCGGGCGCTCAGTCGCCCGGCCGAGTAGCTCGTCCCACGAGCCGTCGTCGGCGTCGTCGACGAGCACAGTCACGCCGTCGTCGCGGTGGTACGGGTAGTGCTTGCTGTAGGACCGGGACCAGTTGCGGAACGACCCGTCGTGCCAGAGCGCCTGACCGTTGTCGTCCTCGTGGGCGGCTTCCCACTCGCGCTGGGCTGCGTTGCGGGCCATCGTCTCGTAGCAGACGACGACGCGCGGGTAGACGGCGTGTGCTGGGTCCGAGCACTCATCGGTGGGGCGCCGGCACTGGTGGCACCGCGTTGCCTCGAGCTCCCACTCCGAGACGTGGAGGGCGCGCTCGTCCTCGGGCAGTTCCTCCCACTGCTCGACCGTCAGGCCGAGGCCGCGGGCTAGCCGTAGATCTCGTCGGAGGTCAGGGTGGTTTCGGAGTAGCGCCCGGCTTTTTTTGGGTCGGTCCCCGGGGAACGGTTGATGAGGTACGCCTTCATGAAGAGGGCGTCGAAGTCGCCGTCGGCGAGGCTGTCCAGGAACTCCTGCCGGGCGGCGTTGCTCGGGAACTCTGGCTCCACCATGGAGGCCAGCAGCAGCGCCTCGGGGAACGTGTCGTCGTTGAAGCCCTCGGCCTTGTCGGAGTCGTTGCCGTCGCGGGGCGGGTGCTCGGTGAGCAGCGCCCGGAAGGCCTTGCGGCCGATCTGGTTGACGCGGATCTGGACGGCCCGCTCAGCTGCCTCGTCGACGAACGCGTGGTAGGCGTCCCAGGAGGCCTGGGCGTCGCCGAGGTCTCCGAGCCGGGCGGCGTTGCCCTTCTCCTGCCGGGTCGCTGTGTCGGCGGCGATCCTCAGGTCGGCGATCTGCTCGATGTCGTCGCCGTGGTAGATGATGTGGGTCGCCGTGCGCGGCGTGATGGTGGTGGTCATGGCTGCTCCTCGATAGGTTCGACAGGCTCGACAGGGTGTTGCCGTTGACCGTGGGCGGCGGCTGTCGAACCCGCCGCCCACGGAGCCGGGGTCAGACGCCCGTCAGCGCCTTGTTGATCGCGGGCTCGTCGGTGACGGCGAACGCGCACGTCATGGCGCTCTCGGCGGCCTCGCCGTCGCCGGCGTCCGCCGGGAACGACGGCCCGAACTCGACCGGGTAGGCGTTGTAGAACTGCCCGGTCGCGGCCGTGGTGGCGCGCGTCAGCCCGCGTCGCTGGGCGAGGACCATCGAGGTCCCCTCGGGCAGCGCCTCGTAGAGCTTCTTGCCGTCCGAGGCCGCGGCCTCCTGGTCGGCGAAGGCGTAGAGCATGTCGCCACCCGTGACCGTGGAGGTGCCGATGAACTCGTACTGCTTCGTGTCGCCCAGGCGACGCTCGGCGGTGACGCGGTTCGTCGTCTGGGTGGGCTTGCCGGTCGAGGCGAACAGGACGCGGGTGACGTCGATCGACGACGCCGCGTTCCACTCGGTGGGGGTGATCGCGTTGATGTCGGCGACGGTGGGGATCAGGACCCAGTTCTCGCGGCCGTAGGTCTTGGTCGCTCCGGGGCGGTAGGGCTCGGCCATGTGGCTCACTTCTCCTTAGGGGTGTCGGCCTTGTGGCCGGTGGGCTCGACAGCGGTGAACTCCGGGGGGAGCGGGTCGCCGTAGCGGTCGACCGCCTCCTGCTTGAGCACGGTGTAGTTGCCGTGCGCGAGCTGCGACTTGGTGATGGTGCGCTTGTGGCCGGTGTCCTTGTCGGTCACGCGGAGGTACTCGGGCATGGCGGTGCTCCCTTGCGGGCTCGATGTGGTGGATGGGGCGGTCAGGTGGAGTAGATGAACTCCGACGTGCCGGAGAACCAGCCGTCGTCGGGGGCGATCGGGTCGTCGGCAGCGGAACGGGTGATGACGGTCGTCTCGCGGCCCTCGACGACTAGGGAGGCGTCGACCAGGTTGGCGCCGGCGCGGTGACGCATCGTCTGCGCGTTCTCCTCGTCGCGGGCCACGAACCGCAGGAAGATCCGCCACGCGGAGGCGTCCGAGGGTCCGCCGAAACGACCCACCTCCGAGACGCGCTCGGTGACGTGCACCTCGGTGTACAGGTCGGGCAGCACGGCCAGCTCGTCCAGCTCGGCGACCGTGTACGCCTTCGCGCTACCAGCGGGGCCGGTGTTGAGGCGTGCGACGACGGCCGCCCGCTGGGCCAGGACGCTCACTTCCAGAACCACTCGTCGGGCAGCCGGCGGACCTCGGCGGCGAACGACGGCCCGATGATGTCGGCGGAGCGGGCCATGTTCTGCTGCGGCCGGTTCCCGTTCCTGGTGCCGTTCTCGAGGATCAGGCCGAGGAAGCCCTGCCCGCGGGGGTAGGGGCCGTACTCGCCGCTGATGGTGTTGCCGAACAGGCCCAGGCCGGAGTGCATCGTGGGCGAGATCGTGCCGGGGTACTTCCGGGCGTGCGACCCGGGAGGGTTGCTCGTGCGGGCGTAGCCCTTGGCGACCTCGGCGCCGGCCTTGATGCCGTCGCGGACGGTGCCGCGCATGTCGCCGCGGGAGGTGGCCGAGATCCGGGCCAGGTCGTTGGCGAGGTCACCGATGCTGTCGGTGACGCGGACGGAGAGGGTCACTGCGGGACCTCCACGACATCGAGTCTGCGAGCGGTGGCGTGCGACTTCGCTGGCACGTCGATGACCTGCCAGCGGCGACCGAGCAGCGCCGGGTCCGTGCCGGGGCCGGCGACGGTGAGCTCGTACTGCCAGCCGATCTGCGGGATGGGAGCGCCGATCGGGATGTGCAGCCCGCCGTCGACCACGGGCCGCTCGACGCCTCCGACTGTGACGGTGCGGGTGTTCGTGTCGCCCTCGCGGGCGCGGCCGGCGGCCTTGCCGGGGGTGGTCCCCTGCGGGGTCCAGGTCTGGGTCTTGTACCCGTCCACGGTGGCGGACTCGGGCGAGTAGGCCGCCAGGGTGTCGAGCATCCCGGCCTCTGCGGCAGCGCGGCCGGCGGCGAGAGCGGTGGGGATCGACATCGAGGTCAGCCCCACAGGGAGACGCTGTAGGCGCCACCGGTGCCGGTGCCGCCGACCGTCGCGAGCTCGGCAGCCTCTGCAGCGGTGAGGTAGACCCCGGCCTGGCGGGTGTCTGCGTCGCGGCGGTAGGTGTAGTCGTCGACGGTCTCCGAGGAGTAGCCGTGGGGGTTGCGGTACGCCCGCGCGGCCACCTCGAGCGTGATGGTCTTGACGCGGGTCGGGACGGGGGCGAGGGCACCGGTGATGTCCTCGACCAGTCCGTTCGCCAGGTTGGTGAGCAGCGTGACGGCGGCGTCGGGGGCCTCGAGGCGAAGGTAGGAGGCCAGCTCTGTATCCGTGATGACGGTCATGGGGACCTCCTACCTTCGCTCGAGTGGACAGCCGGTCAGGAGACGGAGGTCTCGCCGGTGTCGATGTTGTGCGTGACGGTCACCTCGGTGCCGTCGGGGCGGACCGACTTGTACTTCTCGATCCGGTCCTTGCCCTTGCGCTCCGGCTCGGTGGCCTTCTCGCCGGGCACGACCGCGTTGACGGTGCCCACGGTCACGGCCTCGTCACCCGGGCGGGGGGTGACGGAGTGCGCGGTCTCCGTGGGGTCGGTCGTGTCGGCCGGCCCGTCGCCGGGGGCGGTGGTGGACGGCTTGGTGACGTCCGTGTCGAGCCGGGTCTCGCCCGGGTTCTTGCGTGCAGCCATGTTGCTCTCCTCCGAGATCAGGCGGCGAGGACGCCGCGGAGACGGGCCGCGGCCTTGCCACCGAAGGTGGCGAGGCCGCAGTAGAACTCGATCCGGGTGCGGAAGACGGGCTTGTCGTCCACCTCGCCCAGGTCGCGGACGGACACGCCGCCGTTGGTCAGGCCGGTGACCCCGCCGTCGTTCTCGTCCTGGCCGAACTTCACGGCGTAGATCGAGGACGCCGCGGTCGAGGTGCCCTGGGTCTCGGTCTGCGGGATGATGTCGGCGCCGGCGGCGGTCTGCCCGATGTCGAGCAGCGGGATGCCGTTGTAGGTCGCGACCCGCTTGCCCGTGAGGGCGTCGACGACCATCTCGGCGCCGCCGAGGCGACGGGCCGAGGACATGATGCGGGCGATGACGCCGCGGTTCGCGTAGAGCGCACCGTTGTTGGCGGTCAGGCCCGGCACCTGGGCGACGAGCGCGTCGAGGGAGTCGAAGAAGTCGTGGCCGGCCGCGACCGGGCCCATGCCGTTGACGTCGGCGTCGAGCACCTGACCACCGGTGAGGCGCTTCTTCAGGCCGTCGAAGCCCTTGGCGTCCACGGCCACGTCACCGTTGATGAAGTGGTCCTGGAACTTGTAGGCCGCGGCCTTGACCTTCAGCGCCGTCTGCGCGGCGCGCTGGTCGTTGAGGTTGCCGCGGGTCTGGACGATGAAGCGGTCCACGTCGGCGTCGCCACCGAGGATGACCAGGGACTCCGAGGCCTGCACGAACGTGCCGGTCGACTCGGTGTAGGCCTCGTTGACCGACCGGAAGGCGACCCCGGGCAGGGTGGCCTCCTTGTTGTAGGCGTAGGCGTTGCCCTCGATGGTCATGAGCGGGATGCGGTCGAGCAGCGGGGACTCCTGGACGAAGACCTCGAGCACGCCGCGCTGCAGGTCGTCCTGGGAGAGGACGGCAGCCTGCGCAAGAGTGACAGCCATGTGACTGTTCCTTTCTCAGGTGGTGCCTGCAGCAGGTTGCTGAAGGCTGGTCAGGACTTGCTGGTGCCGGCGTAGACCGACGCGAGCCGAGCTCGACCCGGTCCCGGGTCGGGCTTGGTGTTCGAGCCGGTCGTGCCGATGCCGGCGTCTGCAGCCGTTGCGGTCGTGCTGCCGGTGTCGATCAGGTACGGCTTGGACTTGGCCAGGCCATCCACGAGCGCCTTGAGCGCCGTCTGGTCGACGTCGCCGTCGTCGTCGACGGTGATGTCGTTGAGCTTGTCGCCCAACTGGGCGAGGACGTCGCCGGGGTCGCGGAACTTCGCGGTCGCGGCGAGCGCCTTGACCTCGGCCCGCACGATCCGGGCGTTGGCGCGCTGGCTGGCAGCCGACTCGCCCTCCTTGCGGGCAGCGTCGATCGCCTTCTCCTGCTCGGTCTTGCTTGCGTTGCGCAGCTTCTCGAGCTCGGTCTGGGTCTGCTTCAGCTCGGCGCGGGCGGCGTTGCGGTCGGCCTTCATGCGGTCGATGGCCTGCTTGCCCTTGTCGCCGAGCGCGTCGCTGTCGGGGTCTTCACCCCCGGCCGCCCCGTCCGCGGTGCTGGTGCCCGCGTCGCCTTCTCCGGCGGCGCTGGCGGCCCCCTCGGCCTCCATGGTCCAGCCGGCGAACCGGGCCCGGTTGTGGGCCATGATCGCCTCGACCGTGGTGGTGATGGTCTCGGGGATGGTGAACGGGTGGTCGTGCTGCTTCATGGTGCCTCCGTTGCGGAGCGGCCCGGCGCCTTGCGCGTCGGGAGGTCTAGGTGATGAAGCCGTAGAGCTTCAGCAGGCGGATCACCTCGGCGCGGTCGCCGCCGGCGATCTCGTAGATGGACTCGGGCATCAGCCGGAAGGGACGCTTGGTGCCCATCGCCGTGCGGCTCAGACCGCGCGCCGTGACGCCCTCGTTCGTGACGAACACGCCACGCCCGAACACCTCGGTGCGGACCAGCCGGCCCTTCGGTATCCAGCCCCGCTGGTTGCGCGCCGCGGTCTCCATGCCTCGGCGTGCGTTCACGACCTGGTTGATGTCGGCGCCGTCTCGGATGGCCTGCGCGCCGGCGCCGGTGAAGATGTCTTCCTGGCTGACCAGGCCAAGCTCGCGTCGCATCGCGACGGTGAGCTCGGGGTACTGGTCGGCGAGGTCGGCGGCGGTGGGCAGGGAGTCGAAGTAGTCGCCGGGGTTGACCCGGATGTCCGCGTCGTCCTTCTCCGCGTAGGGGATGTGGACGCAGTCGCAGCGGGGGTGCCGGTCGAAGCCGTCGTTCCACAGGTAGAAGCGGCCGGCGAGGACGACGCAGCGCGAGCACGAGGGCGGGTTCAGCATCCGCACGTATCCCTCGACCCACTCGCGGGGGGCGATGGCCGCCTCTTCGGTGGCTCGAGCGGTGTCGGCGAGGATGGTCTCGACGGTCATGTCGAGCCACTTCTCGGCGGCCTCGAACGCCTGCTGGACCTCTTCGGCGGGGGAGAGCCCCGCCGGCGAGCTGGCAGCGAACGCGCCGCCGGCGCGGACCACGGCGCCCTCGAGGAGCGTCGCGACGGGCCGTCCGTCGCCTGCCCATCCGGCGAACGCGTTGGGGAGCACTAGCCCCGGCTCTACGCGTGGCCCGAAGTCGAGCTCGTTGAGCACGTCGGCGATGTAGGTGTCGGACTCTCGTGTCGCCGCGACCTGCGCGGCGATGACGAGCGCCGCCATCTTCGGGCCCACGTCCTCGCGGTACTGCTGGCGCCAGTTCCGGCCCGGCTCCATGCGCCGCCACGCCCGGCGGGTGCCGGCCACGACGGTCGCCTTGAGGCGCTGGAGGTTGCGGTAGTGGGCGCTACTCGAACGCGGAAGCATCGGTCAGCGTCCGCGTCAGCCGCTCGAGGGTCGGGTCGGACTGCTCCGCCTCGACCTGTTCCATCCACTGGTCAACCTTCGTCAGCGTCGCCCCGGGGACCATCTCGAACGCGGCACGCCGCGGGAACCCGACCTGGATGAGCTTCACGATCGCGTCCACGGTCTGGGAGAACGAGCGGGCCTCGGCGTCGGCCCAGATCACCTCGGAGGCCAGGTCCTCGGCGTTCTCGCCGCGCGCCTTGTTCGCGAGCCGCATGACCTGCTCGTGGGACTCCCCGGCCGCCGTCTGCAGGTCCTGCACGAGTGCCTGCAGGGTCGACTCGGCGCCGGCGAGGGCGTCCCCGGAGAGGTTGGCCATCCGGGTCAGCAGGTACTGCGGGGGCACCTGGCCGGTGGCGAAGAACTGCGAGAGCAGCGCGTCGAGGACCTCGATGTAGTTCTTGAGGTTCGACTCGGGCAGGTCGAAGACCTTGGTGTCCTTGCCGGGGAACACCAGGGCCCGGTCGACGCCGACGCGGCCCGGGGTGTTCAGGACCGGCATCTTCTGGCCCTGGCCGTCGAGCTTGAACGAGCCGTCGGTGTGGGTCTGGTAGACGGGCTTGCCCTGGTTGTCGCGCACGACCGGGTCGTAGCCGGTGAACACGCGCTGCCGGAAGGCCGAGAACTGCATGGCCAGGAGCGTGTTGAACCGCACTGTGTTGATGGCGTCCTGCTGCGGCATCAGCGCGTCGATCGAGGGGTGGAGGTCGCCGTCTTCGTCCTCGTTGAGCGAGTACGGCACGAACGGCGACTCTCCGAACGGGTTGGCGCCCTTCTGCTCGAAGGTCCACACGCCGCCGTTGTTCGGCCGGCTGAACCGCCACCACTCCTCGTCGTCGTACACGACCGCGATCTGCGTCCCGGTGGGCGCCGGCTTCGGCGTCCACAGCACGCTGGGGGTGCTCTTGCGCATCGAGAACGTCTTGACCGACCACATCACCCGGGTGGGGTCCTCGGGGTCGCGCTCGAGGTGGACCCGCTTACTGGACTCCACGCGCATGATCGGCGACTGGGGGCGGGCCTTGTTGGGCCACACGGCCATGATCCCGAGGTCGTGGACCATCATGTTTACGTACAGCAGCCGCTGCTTCAGGTCGCCCTTGTTGGGCTGCCACACGTCCTGCCAGGCGGTCTTGTCGGCCTCCTGGTCGCGGCCGGTGCGGAACCCGTCGACGCGCAGGCGCTGCACGGGGGCGAGCAGCGCGAGCTTGATCCAGTTCGCGACCGACTGCTCCCGCAGTGTCTCGTACTCGTCGTTGACGCCCTCCGGGGCGTAGGGGAGGTCCTGCTCGCCGTCGAAGTAGTCGCGCCGGCGCTTCCACTTCGCCTCGTTGGCCTTCAGCGTCGCGAGCGCGAGGTCGATCCGGTCGAGGGCGGTCGCCTTGTCCACGGTGGCGCTCCCTCCTGTGCCTAGGTGCTGGGGGTCTTTCGTCGGCAGGCTCGGCAGAGCCGCGAGCCGCGGTACCAGTAGGTGTTGGACTCGGTGAACTCGTGCCCGTGCTTGCAGTGGGTCCTGATGCGGTAGTGGTGGACGCCGCGGGCGAGGTTCACGCCACGAGTGACCGGCTCGAGGTGGTCAGGGTTGACGCATCGGCGCACTCGGCAGAGGTGATCGAGGTCAAGACCGGGAGGGATCGATCCGCGGAGATCGTTCCAGGCCCACAGGTGCGCCATCTTCAGTGACTTGCCGACTCGGAACTGGCCGTATCCCTTAGAGGTGGATGCGGTCCACACCCAGCATGGTCCCAGTTCAGGACGCTCGACGGGCGTGGGACCGTGCTTGTCGACCTTGGACCAGAATCGGAGATGGGGGTCGCGTTGGTCCTTCGGGACGCCACTCATCCACGGCCCCGGCGACTAGTCAGCCGCTCAGCCGCCGTCCGGGCAGCGGACCTGCGACGCTGCTCCTCCGTTCGAGGCTCGACGCCGAGGGCGCGCAGGAGATCATCATCCGAATCCGCGGACGGCACCTCGGGCGCATGGAATGCCGCCAGTGCCGCCTTGTGCTCCGGTGACTGATCGTGCCGAGCGGCATAACCCTCAGCTGCGCGGAGTGCCTCCGCGTAGTTGCTACCGGCCGCCATGAAAGTCCGGCGGAAACTGCGCCCGCAGAGTCGGCAATGCACCACTCTGCCACCGGATATGGACTTCTCGGTTACCCACTTCTCTGTCATGTACGGAACCGTACCACACGAATGTACGGAATCGTTTCTAATTAAAGCCGTACATCACGTTGGAGATGCCGGTCTCGGCGTTGTCGGTCCAACCCGTCGAGCGGGCATCGCTGGCGGCTTCGTGGGCGAGGACGTCGGCCATCAGCGCGTCGATCTTCTGGTGCTCCGACGGCTTGCCCAGGATGAACTTGTCGCCGGGCTTGGCGAGCTTGCGCGCGTTGAGCGCGTGGGTGCGGGTGATCTGGCAGCCGTCGTGGGTGGTCGTCCCCTCGACCAGGTCGGTGAGGTAGCGATTGAGGGCCGGGAACATCCGGGCGACCGCGTTGGTCGGCCACAGGACCACGACTTCCTCGCCGTGCTCGAGCGCCCACTGGTCGGCCTGGGTCTCCCAGTGCCGCGGGTCCACGTACATCCGCGCCACCCGGTACTGCGCGAACACCTCCGCGACCGCGGCGATGACCTCGGAGCGTGGAACGCGGCCCTCCCACTCGGCCGGGTTCCAGATCGTCGGCCGGGCGTCGGGGCCGTAGGTCGGGGTGAACCGGTGACCGCTGCGGGTCTCGGCCCGCAACGCTGTCCAGTCGCCGGAGAACGAGCCGTCGAACCCGAGCGAGATCGCGTCCTCGTCCTTCGCGCGGCCCGAGGTCTGCGCGGTCCACAGCTCGTCGGTGAGGAAGGAGCCGAGGCCCTGCACGAGTCGGTTCCCGAAGAACCGCTCGGCCTGGGTGGGGTCGGTCTCGATGAGCTCGTCGGCCTCCGCGTCGACGCTGGCGACCTCGACCCACGGGGAGTCGGCGTAGGCGTAGACGTGGATCTTGTGCCGGTCGCGCTTCTTCTTGTAGTCCAGGTCGGCGGGGGGCTTCCGGTAGTACCGGAAGATGTCCTTGGCTCGGGACTCGAACGCCTGCTGGGCGGCCGAGTTCTCCATCGGGTCCCAGGGGTTCGTCAGCTCGATCGTGCGGCCTTGCATGGCCGCGATGCCGCGGCGCATGGTCTGCCAGGTGTCGAGGACCTTGTTCGAGGTCGTGTAGAGCCCCGACTCGTCGCCGAGGCCTCCCGTCAGGGGCTGCCCGAGCTTCGACTTCGCCGCCGAGGAGAGGGGGACGATCTTCCCCCGGTTCGGGAGACGGATGAAGCCCTCGCGGACGTGCACGAACTCCGAGAGCGGCCCCGCGTGGATCATCGTCTGCAGCGGCTCGTAGACGTTCTGGGTCTGGCTCTCGGCGTAGGCCAGCAGCCCTAGCAGCGACTTGCGCCGCGGTGCGCCCATGGCCTCGCCGGCCTCGTAGACGTACTGCCAGCCGCAGCCGCAGCCGTGCTGCGCGCAGTCGTAGACCTCGCCGCCCTTCGCCCACCCGGCGAACAGGGTGGGGCCGACGCCCTCGGCGAGGAGCATCCCGGCACCCCACGGCGACTTGCCGCACTTCTGCGGGCCGACGATGACCGAGCGGCGGTAGTGGAACGGCACCGCCAGGCGACGCGGGTCCAGCACCGCCTTCGGCTTCACCCGATAGTGGTTGGCCGCGCAGAAGAGCTGCCAGCCGTTGAACGTCAGCGGCTCGCCTTCATAGACGCCGCCCGGGACCCGGCAGTGCGCCTCGACCCAGTCGGTGACCAGGAACCCGAGGGTGTGCAGGGGGTTGAAGTCCAGGGCGAGCGGGTCAGGTTCCATCCGCCGTGGCCAGCTTCATCCGGTCTCGCGATGACGCCGGCTTCTTCGCGGCGGGGGCGGCTTCGGCTCGTCTCTCGGCGACCTCGTCGACGGCGACGCGCCACCCCATCTCGGCCAGGCCGGCGGTCGTCATCCCGATCTGGTCGGCGAAGCGGTGCAGCTGGCCCAGGTGCGCGGCGCCGGCTTCGGGGGACTCGCAGCGCACCGACAGCCGGACCCACATGGCCACGGTCCGCACCCGCCAACGCTCGGAGGGCAGCGACCAGGCGCACGCCTGGGGAGTGGCCCAAGCCTCGGCCCACACCGCGAGCTCGCGGTCGGTGGCCTCGGGCAGCGGGAAGTCGGGGACCGGGCCGTCGTAGCCCTCGGCCGGCAGGGCGGTGAGCTTGTAGCCCCGGGCATCGCTTCGCCCCGAGTCGGGGTCTGCCTTCGGCCCGGATCGGTTCCGGGCGCCACCCTGTGCCATCGCTCATCACGCTCCCGCGGCGTTGCGCCGCATCGAGTCGACGCGCAGCCTTGCGCTATGCGTCTGGTGGTATGCGCGGGAAGGTTTGAACCCTCCGCACCTTTTTCACACCTCCCCCGCGTCCT